GTACAGCAGTATACACCAGTAACTTTGTACCACCCACACAAGCACTAACAAGTTTAACTACTGCTCCGGCAAGTTTATTATTAAACTTTAATAACGGTGGCATTATTGACCAACATTCTAGTAATGTGTTAGAGACTTTGGGTAATGCACAATTGAGTACAAGTGTTAAGAAGTATAATAATGCTAGTATGTATTTTGATGGTACTGGTGATTATCTATATGCACCACCAAACTTAAATTATGCTATGGGTTCTGGTGATTTTACTATAGAATTCTGGTACTATCCAGTTTCACAAAATGCAGCATGGAATCCTAATATTATGGGTAATTATGGTACAACATGGACAACTAATAAGTGGGCATTTCACGCACCCCATTCTTCAGCCGCAGGTAAGTATAGTTTTTGGGTAAACAATATTGTAACCCAGCCATTATTGGCTAGTACATCCAATGTAACAAATGGCGCATGGGTGTATTTAACTATAACACGTTCCGGTAGTACATGGAGAATGTTTGTAAATGGTACTATAGAAGCAACTGCTACGTCAAGTGCGGCATTAGACGGCGGTACTGCGGCAAGCATGGACGGATTATATATTGGTGCTAATTTTTACTCAGGTGAAGGTGGTAGATATATTAATGCTTATATAGACGATTTACGCTTTACTAAAGGATACGCACGATATACAGCAAACTTTACACCACCAACCAGTGCGCTTATAACTAAATAATTTTACGAAAATCACTAAACAATTTTATTTGTGATAAGTAGTACGTGATTAACGTATTTCAATTAAACTATGATGCTAGATTAAGAAGCTGGTACGAATTAAGAACAAAAATAACTGAGCTAGATACAAAAGAAAAATGTGTCTTTATTGATGAGTTTTGGCAACAAGCGCCATTAGTCAATCATCATTTGCATATTTTGGACACAAAAATCTGGCCTGACCCCTGGGAACTTTTAGCCGAAAATACCTATTGTACTATTGCAAAGGCATTAGGAATGTGTTATACTTTGCTACTAGTAGGAGTAAATGATATAAAAATGGTAGAAGCGACAGATATGCACGGGGAGGATGTTTTACTAGTCCTGGTCGATAGCGCAAAATATGTACTTAATTACTGGCCCAATACGGTAGTAAATAACTGTTCAAAAGATTTTACAATCAAACGTCAGGTGGACATTTCACACATCCAACAAAAACTATAACAGGTGCAGAATGAATATAAATGTAATTAAAAGAAACGGGGAAACAGTCCCGCTAGATATTTCAAAGATACAAAGACAAGTAGCGTATGATTGTAAGGGTATAGATAATGTAAGCCCGAGTATGATTGAAATTAAAGCACAAATTGAATTACACGATGGAATAAGCACAGAAACAATTGATGAATTGTTGCTTAAGGCTATGGTCAATTTGATTGACGAAACAGAAAACCCAGACATTAATAATGTAAACTATCAATATGTAGCAGGAAGACAAAAGGTATCTATGTTACGTAAAGAAGTTTATGGAACTTATAATCCTCCACCGTTATATGATATTGTTAAAAAGAATGTAGAGTTAGGAATGTATACATCTGAGTTGTTAGATTGGTATACAAAAGAAGAATGGGATATTATTGATTTGTTTTTAGACCATAGCAAGGACGAAAATTATACCTATGCGGCTATCGCTCAACTTGCAGAAAAGTACTTAGTACAGAACCGTGCTACTGGTCAAATCTTTGAAAGTCCTCAAGTAAGATATGCTATTGCAGCCGCCACTGCATTTCATAATGAACATAAAGATAAGAGATTAAAATATGTCAAAGAATATTACGAATGTGCAAGTGATGGTCATTTTACTCTTGCTACCCCTGTTCTCGCTGGTCTTGGCACTACTACTAAGCAGTTTTCTAGCTGTGTACTTATTTCTAGTGATGATACATTGGACAGTATTTTTGCCGCCGGCGAAATGATGGCAAAGTATGCTAGCAAACGTGCTGGCATTGGATTAGAGATTGGTCGCATTCGTCCACTGGGTGCACCTATTCGTAACGGTGAAATTAAACATACTGGTATGATTCCTTTCTTAAAGAAATGGTTTGGTGATCTACGTAGTTGTAGTCAAGGTGGTGTACGTAATGCAAGTTGCACAGTTACATTCCCAGTATGGCACTATCAGTTTGAAGATTTGATTGTGTTAAAGAACAACCAAGGTACAGAAGAAACACGTGTGCGTCAAATGGATTACAGTGTTGTAGTTAACAAGATGTTTTTTAATCGTTTCGCTAAAAATGAAAATATCACATTGTTTGATCCACATGATGTACCGGATTTGTATGAAGCATACTATAGAGATAGTGAAGAATTTGAAAAACTTTATACAATGTATGAAAGTAAGCGTGGCATTAAAAAGAAAACTTTGCCAGCAGTTGAAATATTTAAAAATGGAATACTAAAAGAACGTACTGATACAGGTCGTATCTATCTAGTATTCATTGATAACGTAATTAATCAGGGTCCGTTTGATACTAAACTAGATCCGATTTATCAGAGTAACCTTTGCCAAGAAATACTATTACCTACTAAACCTTTTCAACGTATTGAAGACGAGGCAGGGCGCATTGCACTATGTACATTAGGCAGTGTGAACTGGGGTGCGTTTAAGACGCCCCAAGAAATGCGTAAGGCATGTAGGGTATTAGTCAGAAGTTTAAGTAATCTCCTTAGCTATCAAGACTTCCTCAGTATACAGAGTAAGTTAGCTAACTTAGATTTCGAACCTCTTGGTGTAGGGATTACCAATTTAGCTTACTGGCATGCAAAGCGTAGTTTTAAATACGGCGAGCCAGAAGCATTAGCAGAAGTAAAGCGTTGGATGGAACATCAAGCATACTATCTAACAGAAACAAGCGTAGAACTAGCACAAGAACGTGGTGCGTGTCAACGTAGTCAACACACATTTTATGGTCAGGGTGTATTTCCCTGGGAACGTAGAAGTGAAGGTGTTAATGAATTGACAGACTTTAGTCCTAGTATGGATTGGGAAAGTCTACGTGAAAAATTATTGAAGTATGGCATTCGCAATGCAACTTTAATGGCCGTGGCACCGGTCGAATCCAGCTCAGTTGTGTTAAACTCCACCAACGGAATTGAAATGCCGATGGAATTGATTTCTGTGAAGGAATCAAAGGCTGGTTCGTTTGTACAAGTCGTGCCAGAGTACAAACGTTTAAAGAATCGCTATCAATTGATGTGGGATCAAAAGGATTGTGTAGAGTATTTGAAAACATCAGCAGTGTTAGCAGTATATATTGACCAAAGTTTAAGTACTAATACATTCTACAATCCCGCATACTTTGCTGAAGGTAAAGTACCCGGAACATTGATTGCTAAGAATTTAATGCTTGCATATAAATGGGGCATCAAAACTATCTATTATAGTTTAATTAACAAAGTAGGTAGTAAGGCAGCATTACAAGAAGATAACATTATTCCTTTTGTAAAGCAAGATATCATTGAAGATGAAGAATATTGTGAGAGTTGTGTATTATGAGTAAAGACCAATATAACCTGAGTAAACAGACTAACTATCTAAAACGTACAATGTTTTTAGATCCAGAAGGTCCTGTAACTGTACAACGATTTGAAGAAGTCAAGTACCCAAGACTAGCTAAGTATGAAGAAACAGCACGTGGCTTCTTTTGGGTGCCAGAAGAAATTAGTTTAACTAAAGATAAGATTGACCACAAGGATAGCAGTGATGCAATTAAACATATCTTTACTAGCAACTTGTTAAGACAAACTGCACTTGATAGTATTCAAGGACGTGCGCCAAGTCAAGTATTCAGTCCAGTTATCTCTATTCCTGAATTAGAAGCATTAGTTAGTAATTGGAGTTTCTTTGAGACTAACATTCATAGCAAGAGCTATAGTCATATCATTCGCAATGTCTATGGTGTGCCCAAAGAAGAATTTAATAAAATTCACGATACTAAAGAAATAGTAGAAATGTCTAGTAGTGTAGGTAAATATTATGATGAACTACACAGAATAAATTGTCATAAAGAATTAAGTAGTGAAATGACAGGTATGGTTCGTGAAGAGGTACATATCAAAGCAATTTGGATGGCACTAAACGCTAGCTATGCATTAGAAGCATTACGTTTCATGGTTAGTTTTGCAACTAGTCTTGCTATGGTAGAAAACAAGATTTACATTGGTAACGGAAACATTATCAGTTTGATATTACAAGACGAATTGTTGCATACAGAATGGACAGCTTGGTTAATTAATAACGTAGTTAAAGATGATCCTAGATTCGTAAAAGCAAAACAAGAATGTGAACGTGAAGTCTATGCTATGTACTTAGATGTTATTCGTGAAGAAAAAGAATGGGCAGACTATCTATTCAGTAAGGGTGTTGTTATTGGATTGAACGCCGATATTCTTAAAGATTTCGTAGACTATACTGCTTTTAATAGACTTAAAGATATCGGTATCAAGTATAACGAAAATCATCCAAAGAATTCACCTATTCCTTGGTTCAACAAACATGTGAATATCAACAAAAAGCAATCAGCATTGCAAGAAACAGAATCAACTAACTACGTTATTGGCGTTATGTCAGATGTAGTTGACTACGAAGAACTACCGGTATTATAAAGGAATAACATGACAACTCAAACACTTACAGAAGAACAAAAACAACGATTAGAAGAAGCAAAACTAACAACCGATTATATTATCAAAGAATCCGCAAAACGTGGACACGAGCAAGCAAGAGATGTAGCCAAAAACGTTATGGCTAAGTTTGAGCAAATTGAAATGAAAGAACGTTGTCTAAGAGTAAAATTCTTAGATTGGCTATCAGATAAATTATTAGCATGGAGCAAAAAAGTACATGAAATGTCAGTTAAGATTGACAGCCCGTGCGTCATTAAATTACCAGAAAAGAAATAAGGAGAAAAAATATGAAAGCTATCGTATGGAGTAAGTACCACTGCCCGTATTGCGACCAAGCAAAGGCATTACTAACACAAAAGGGTATCTCTTTTGAAGAACGCAAAATTGGTGATGGATACACCCGTGAAGAATTATTAGAGGCAGTTCCAACCGCCCGCACAGTACCGCAAATCTTCTTAGATGGAGAATTAATCGGTGGGTTCAATGAACTCAAAACAAAATTAACAGAAAGCGTTTAATGGATACAGGAAAAACATATACAATTAAATTGAACTCGGGTGAAGAATTAATTGCCAAAGTAATTAACACAAATTCAGACTATATTGAAGTAACAAACCCGGTCAGTATCGCACCTACACAGCAAGGAATGCAAATGGTTCCGAGCATGTTCACAGCAGATATTAACCAAGAAATTAGAATAAATAGAAGTAGCATTTCACTTTATGCATACACAGAACAAAGTGTCGCAGAT